ATTTATTGTATAAGGAAGTGTTATGAGAGTAAGTGTTAATGCGTACATGGAAAAAGATGATGATGGTTACAGCGGAAGTGTTGATATGAGTAGGGACGATATTACAGAAGCCCACGAGTTAGCTCAACTCTTTGCTGAAGCCGCACATGCTTTTGGTTTCACCTATGTTAAGTCTGTAGGTTTCGAGTGCGAAGATGGTGAGATGATGTGGGGTGACACTTAAATGGATATGGGGAAGGTTTTAATCGATGGGGATATAATTGCTTATCGTGCGGCCTTCTCCACTGAACAGATGGGGTCACAAGATACAAGAAATAAAGTTGATGACCTCATACAATTCATTTTAGATAGCACCGTATTATTCCCAGAGATAGGTTTAGATTATGTTGTGTACCTTACAGGTAAAGGTAACTTCAGACATGACATAGCTAAGTCACACCCCTACAAGGGAAATCGAAAGAGCGTTCAGAAACCTAGACACTTGCAGTCCGCTAGAGATCATATGGAAAGCAAGTACCAAGCAATAATAAGCGAAGGAGAAGAAGCAGATGACCTCATTGCTAAAGAAGCCGCCAGACTAGATTATAAGGCTTGTGTAGCCTCTATAGATAAAGACATGCTACAATTACCTTGTTGGCACTTTAATATCGTTAGAGGTGACTATGTTAACGTAGAACCCTTCGGGGGAATTAAGTTCTTCTACACTCAGATACTAACAGGAGATACAGCTGATAACATTGTTGGGCTGTGGAAAGTTGGTCCAGTTAAAGCTAAGAAGATACTAGAAGACGCAGAGACAGAAGAAGATCTCTGGGATTGTGTCGTCAAAGCCTACGATGGAAATCAGGAAAGAGTAATAGAGAACGCTAGGCTGTTATGGCTTAGAAGAGAAGAGGAAGAGATATGGCAACCACCAAGAGTAAGATCCGACAGCAAGCTATAAAGAATGGTTATCGTTCTGGGCTTGAGGATGTCATATCTAAAGACCTCAAGGACAGGGGTGTAGACTTTGGCTACGAAACAGTTAAGATAAACTGGAAGTTAGTAGAGAACAAGACTTACACCCCTGACTTTATACTACCCAATGGTATCATAATTGAATCTAAAGGAAGGTTCGTTCCAGATGATAGGAAGAAACACCTTAAGGTTAGAGAACAAAACCCTGACCTTGACATAAGGTTTGTGTTCAGTAATAGTAGGAACAAGATACGTAAAGGATCTAAGACTACATATGCTATGTGGTGCGAGAAGAATAACTTTCTATATGCAGATAAAAGGATACCCGACGAATGGATCAAATAACTTACCACGTACACAGAGTAATCAATGGACCATTTCAATGCCCTAGGGGTGATTGGTGGTTAACGTGCAGTGTAGAAGATGTAGAAGCTAAGGAGATGTTTGAAGACGATATACCATTTATTAACTTTGATGCCGCCTATAAATTCCAGTCCTATTTTTTATCTACTATAGATCCTATAGTTATAAATATACCCTACGAAGGAAATGATTATGTCTAAGATAGCAGTTGTATTTAGTTGCGCCCATGCAGACCCGACTACAAGTAACGAAAGATTTGATTGGCTAGGAGAATTAATATATGATGTTAACCCCAATTACATTATCGACCTTGGGGATGGTGCTGATATGCGCTCTCTCAATAGTTTTGATACTCGCAGTCCTGAAGCTATTGTCAGCCAGAGCTATGAACAAGATATTGAACATTACAACGAATCTATGGATAGGCTTAGACAAAAGCCCAGCCAGAGAAAATACAAAAGACCCAGATGGATTGGCTTCGAAGGCAACCACGAGAACAGGATTAAGAAGGCACTCAAAAGTGATCCCAGACTACAGGGAGACAAGTACGGGATTTCCTTCGGGCATCTTCAAACAGACCACTGGTTCGACGACTACCACGAATACAGAAACTCAGGACCATCTATAGCTGAGTATGATGGTGTGTCTTATGCTCACTTCTTCCAAGCAGGTAACTTCGGTTCTGCTGTATCTGGTTTACACCACGCTAATACATTGTTAGGTCACAGATATAAAAGCTCTACTTGTGGTCACAGTCATAAGCGTGACCTAAAGTTTAAGGATGGAGCTAGAGCTATAGGACTTGTAGCAGGTTGCTTTAAGGGTGCTGAAGAAGGTTGGGCAGGTCAGTCTAATCTTGATTGGTGGAAGGGCGTAGTAATAAAACGTGAGATAGACAATGGTATGTATGAGCCAGAGTTTGTGTCGTTAAAGAGGTTAGAGGAGTTATATGGGTAAACGTAGTGACTTTGAAAGAATACCCAGAGATTACTACCCAACACCTATAGAAGCTGTAGAGCCGTTACTAGCACACTTACCTTACGCATTTGATTATGTAGAGCCTTGTGCTGGTGACGGACGCTTAATAAGACACATAAGTAAACTAACTCAAGGTACAGGAGAGTGTATATATGCTAGTGACATTGAACCAAGACATACTGACGTATTTACTTCTAATGCTCTTAATCTTGATTTTGGTGGTTATGGAGTAATGGACTACATGATAACTAATCCCCCGTGGGACAGAAAGATACTACATCCACTGATAGATCATTGGTTAGGTATATGTCCTACTTGGTTATTGTTTGATGCTGATTGGATGCACACTAAGCAGTCAGCTTTGTTTATGACTTATTGTTCCAAGGTTGTATCAATAGGTCGTGTTAAGTGGATAGAAGGCAGTAAAGGTGTAGGCAAGGACAACTGTTGTTGGTACTTGTTTGACTTATACAAAGAAGATATGAAACCAACAGAATTTTATGGAAGAACAGTATGACAATAGGATTTAGAGAATACCAACAGAAAGCGGTTAGCTTTGCTATCTACCCTGCAACACATAAGGTTTTGTATCCAGCTTTAGGTCTTTGCGGTGAGACAGGTGAAGTAGCAGAGAAGGTTAAGAAGCAAGTAAGAGATGGTGTGTTTAACCGACATGAGGTAGCGAAGGAATTAGGCGATGTGCTATGGTATTTAGCTAACTTAGCTAACGACATAGGTTACAACTTAGATGAAGTAGCTGACATAAATATAGAGAAGCTAACAAGCCGTAAGGATAGAGATAAGATAAAAGGATCAGGAGATAATAGATGAGTATATTAAGAGCGTTTGGTAGATGGTGGTATAGGTTTATTAACTACATGATTACGTGGCAACTACATAGGGATGCTGTTAAGCATTTAAATAAGTTAACTGATAGAGAGCTAAAAGATATTGGTCTTACTCGTGGTGAGATAGATAGAATGATATGGTTTAAAGAAGACAAGAAAGATAGAGGGACTAAAGAATGAGCGACAACTACCTACCAACAGACTACCAATCATTTATACACAAATCCCGTTATGCTCGTTGGTTAGAAGCAGAAGGTAGAAGAGAGTCTTGGGGAGAGACAGTAACTAGGTATATGGATAACTTAGTTAAACCAGCTTTAGGGGATTACCCTAAGCAGATAGCAGAGATAGAAGAAGCTATACTAAACTTAGAAGTTTGCCCTAGTATGCGCGCCCTTATGACTGCTGGTCCAGCTTTAGCTCGTGACAATACAGCAGGTTATAATTGCTCTTACTTAGCTGTAGATGATATAAAAGCATTTGATGAAGCTATGTTTATCTTACTATGTGGTACAGGAGTAGGCTTCTCTGTAGAGCGTCAATCTATACAAAAGCTACCTGAGATACCTGACACTATGTTCCATAGCGATACTACTATTATAGTAAAGGATAGCAAAGAAGGTTGGGCTAAGTCTCTAAGGCAACTCATAGCTTTACTATATAGCGGTGAAGTACCTAAGTGGGATGTATCTAGGGTTAGACCAGCAGGTGCAAAGCTAAAGACTTTTGGTGGTAGAGCATCAGGACCAGCTCCCCTGATAGACTTATTTAACTTTGTAAGCCGTGTGTTCACAGAAGCTAAAGGACGCAGACTATCCTCTCTTGAGTGTCACGACATTATGTGTAAGATAGGTGAAGTAGTTGTTGTAGGTGGTGTGCGTAGATCTGCTATGATCTCTCTAAGTAACTTATCAGATGATCGTATGCGTCATGCTA